TGGGCCTGTGCGTTGAACAGGTGCTGGTCTTAGTGCTGCTGGGCCGTCTTGTCTGCCTACGCCTGTGCCACCTAGTTTTGGTTTAGGTGCTGGTGCAGTAGCCGCTTTTACTGCCGCTGCTGATTTATTCGGGTCATCAAATCCTTGCCTGCCAGGAGTTGTTATTGCTTTCACCATATCGCCAACGTTTTTATATGATGTGTTTCTTGGTGCTGGGCCTGATCCTTGTTTTACAGGGCCGCTTTTGCTCGTTACAGGTTTTCCAGATTTATCAGTTACAGGAGCTTCTATTATTCTGTCTAAACTTTCTAGTAAGTCTCTCATTTTATAGGGCCGCGATCTGACATCATACTTGCTGTTGCAGATGCTTCTGTTTTAGGTCCTGCGTAATCTTGCTTATCTGCAGCCTTAAAAATTGCACTATATTCCATCTTACGACTTTCAATAGCCTTAAGCATACTTTCGTTGTATTCGTCACCAAAACTAGCCTTACTATTGTCTGCGTCTGCATAATCTGTTTCTAGCACTGACTCGTATTCTTCTTCTTTAATTGCTTCTTCACGCGCCATTTCTTCAGGATGATCTTGGTTAATTACTACTAAGTGACTTGCTGGTACACCAACTGTTTGTGTAATGTATTCATATAGTTGGTGTGCAGTCACAGGATATGTTAATTCAGCATCCATAATAAAAACTTCTGCGTTTTGCAATGTTTGAAAATCCATTGGATGTTCTTGTATAGGAGTTTTCTTTGGCTTGCTCATGCTCTTTATTTCGTACTTTTGTAAAGCAGATTCTAGTGCATCCATTGTTTCGTCACTGAGATTTTCAGCCATTTTTATACGAAAATTGTAGGTTTGTTCATTTTCAACGAGATAACTCTTAAAACTTTTCATTGCTGTATTCCTTAATGTAATAGTGTATTTATTACTTTTGATCAGTATTTCTTCCTAGAATTTCCATAAGAAGTTGGTTGCGATCTACTGCTTGCCCTTCACCATCTTCTACATCTTCACCATTTGCTTTTGCTTCTTTAGCAAGTCTAGCATCTAATGTTGCTTTTTTTAACTGCAAATCGACCATACGCAATTTTTTATTAATCTTTGCACTCTTTGCGCTTAGTGCTGTGTCCAACATTCGAGCAGCATTGCTAAAAATTTCACCGCTAAAACGTGCCTCTACATTCATACCTAGATCCATTAAGTCTTTAAATGTATCTTGTGCTAATACTGCAATGTCGTCCATTTCCTTGTCACTAGTATCAAGTTCACGCACACTTGGCAATGCTGCATCAATTTTATCTACATTAGTAAGTGCAGTTTGCATTTGTGGAATATGTTTTTCAGTAGGATTCTCTACTGTTTCAATAATATCTGTGATTACTGTATTTTCTTTAGCAGTAATATCAATTTCATTTGTAGGTTCTACGTCAAATAGTTCTTCTAGTTTTTTTGTCATACTAATAGTTATCCTTAGCGTTTGCCATTATGAAAAATATCATCTTCAGTGACTACTCTAAAACGCAATCCTTTGTGCTTTGCCCATTTTGCTGCGGCTTCCCATTTTGCATGATTAATAGCAATAGAAAGTTTTTCTTTTTCACGAGTCTTTTCAGTAAGCATGGTCTGCGCTTTTGGTTTAATCTCAATAAGTTCCGCATGCTTGTTACCACGTTTATCCTGATATACAACAACAAAGTCTGGTACATATACAGTGCCTTTACCTGTTAGTGGATTTCTATAAGGTATTTGTATTGCTTCACTTGCCCAACTTATTATACTTGGGTTGTTATCACAGAATCGCATAAATGCATGTTCCCATCCGCTGCGGTATCTAGGCTCTTTATTTCCACTGTATTTGCTTGGATTTGATATTGTATATATGCCGTTAGCATATTTGTTACGACTAAACATTTACGCCTCCACTTGGCGTGCTGTGTTCTCAGTTGGTGTAATATTTGCTTCATAGCCTAGTAGACTTCTACCACTGCGACTCATATTTAAAAATGTAGGTACAGCACTTTTTAAATCTGCTGTAGTAGAAAACTTGTCTATCACATCTAAAATAAACAAATCTAGTTCGTTTGCTGCTTGTATAGTAGCCGCAGTTAATGCTGCAGCGGCAGCATCATTATTAGTTCTTGCTAAGAAAAAACTTTTCGCTGCTTCGTATTCCTGGTCAGTCATCTTAATAGGAGCAGTAAAATAATTAGAAAAATAATCTTGAACACGCTGATCAAAACTATCTGCAGGATTTACTATTGGTAGATTTGTTTCTTGTGCCATTATAGATTACTTAGCCTTATTTTTTCGCTGTAGTATTGTTGTAATTCTGCGCTTAAATTAGGATCCTGCAACCGTTTTCTTGCAGTATCAACTGATGCACTTCTTGTATTTGCACTAGTGCTCTGTGACCGATAAGTTCTTACACTGCTTATTCTAGCAGGTGCGCTCACTGTACCTGTTGAACTTGGTATAGTATTAGCAAAACCAACGTTTGCTACTTGTGTATTTGATATAGTGTTTGTAAACAAAGGATTTCCAATACTTTGTCCTTGACTACTAATGCTGTCATTTGTTCCATAGTTAGTAATACTATTGACTATGTTGTTTACTGCACCTTGCTGTAAATTTGCGCCTAGTTGATCTGCTTTTCCTATAAACGGTACTAGTATGTTACTTGTTGGCTTTTGTCCAGTCAACAAATTATTTGCAACTTTTCCTAGTGCGGTACTTAACACACCACCAAATGATAAGTTAGTTAAGTTATCAAACTGTATACCTTGATTGCTAATGGTTCCTAGTGTAGTACCATCAAACAAGTCTTTGGCACGTTGACCATTGGTATTAACAAGTTGCCCATCAATAAACGCTTGTCCAAATTGATTTCCTGTACTCAAATCACTAGTTTCAACATCGTAGTGTATTTCACCAAATCCAGTAGGTCCTGTATCGTTTACAAAGCCAGATGCATATTTTACAGTTTCATAATTTAGTGACATCACATGTTCCATTAAATCTGCACGAGCATAATCGTGATTGTCGTGATTGAATGCTGTGATTATAGGATTAATTAATGTGTATTCTGCAAACTTATGATTGTGCATGCTATATATTTTAACATTTTTAAAAAAACGTTTGTTGCCTCGTTGCAACCCCCATTGTGTCTGGGTTCTATTTGCGTATCTATCCTGTGTGGTATAACTATTGCTATCTAAATCATATGTTGGATCAGCATTGTAAAAAGTATAGTACTTGTGCCACATATTTCTAATAAGTTCTTTTACATCATCATGGAAGCGTATTGTTACTGGATTGTAACTAATCTTATGATGTGTTTGCACCTGTCTGTTGTATTGATTATGTGTTTGTACATCTATCGCATAGGATGGCAGACTTGCACTTTTTACAAGTATAGGCATCTCAAGTTTTTCAACAGTATTGAATAATCCCTGTGCTTCTGCTGTAAATTCAAATACCACATGAAAGAGATGCCCATGTCTTGGCTGTAATTCAAAGTTATTGTCAACAAAAGTGCGCGACGCATGTGTATAGTCGCGCATTGTGTCGCCTGTATTGAAGGGCGTAAGTAGTGGGTTTACACTAGCCATTTGGAATTACTCCTATTAGCCAGTAATAGTTTGACCTAGTGTTCTTGTTACACTTGCACCAACGCCATCACCTAGTGGTGATTGTACAGCGTTATCAAATCTAATACTCATTGCAACCGTTGCAGGCTCCTGACTTGCATAGTTAAGATCACCGTAGTTGATGTTCTGAATAAAGCAGCCGTATAGTTCCCAAGTCTCAAGTACACTTGGTGCATTTGCACCGTTACCACCGTCTAGTACTTCAAAACGTGTGATAAACTTATAGTCAATACCTGAACTAGCACTACTCTGCTCCATCATGTCAAACTGCTTCTGGACTTGCTCTCCGCATAACTTTGTTACACCGCCGTTTACATCGTCACGTAGATTAACTGTAACTAAATCCCACTGATGTTTTCCAACCAAGTACACTCTACTGTTGTAGACAGGAATTTCAAACTCTTCAAATGTTACACTAGGGCGTGTAATATCCATAACCTGTTTGGTCATTTCTGTACGAGGACTACTAATACCAAAGTTCTCAAATGATGCACGGAAGCGGTATTTAAGTTTTGGCATTAGCAAGCCTTGGCTTGCTGCGCTCTGATCACCGTCTAGCGGCACTGTAAACTTTGTTAATGATGAAACTGACATTCGTTTCGCTCCTATAATAATTATAAAAGTATTTATCTACTTTCAGTCATAAAAAATGAGGGGTATTTCTACCCCTCATATTTGTTAGTTTTTATTAAACAGTGTTTGCTGCCGCTACGTTTCCGCTTGCAATCTCACCTGTGTTTTTAAGTCTAATTGGAATAAAGATAAATTCCGCTGACTTAGTAGGCTCAATAGCAACATCAACATATAGTTCGTTACGATCGATTCTTGCCGCTGTGTTGTTTGTTTCATCACAGACCACCAAGTAATCAAATACGCCACGCTTTGCAACCAAATCGTTTAATGTCTGTTCAACTTGTTGTTTTAACTCGTCTCTAGTAATCTTATCATTTGGCTCGAATACAAAGCCAGTTGCAATGTCCTGCAATTGACGTCTTAAGAAACTTGTTAAACGTGCTACGTTGATACGATCTAATGCACTTGTGCTTGTTGCACGAGTCTTGTTACCATAGTTTAGAATGCCACTTGCGTTAAAGAATGCAATTGGATTAATTCTATTTGTATACAATGTATCTCTTACACTTTCACGAATATTATCAGTAACAAATGCGCCTGTAACTGCATTGATATAACCAATACTTGCAACGTTATCTACCAGTCCACGTCTTGTTCCTGCTGGTGCAAACCATGGGAAACTAATATCATCGCTTCTAGCAATTGTTCTCAAAATTGCATGACTTGATGGTACAACAACAGTGTTTCCACTTAGATCATTTGTTGTTGCACTTGGATAAAACACACCTAGGAATGGATCACTAGTGACTAGTCCATCTTCGTTGTTGTCTGTAGCTGCCGCTGTGTTTGTTGCGTAATTCTCAATAGCAGTGCTTGTTGCTGCTAATCTCATTGGAGTATCACCTACTACAAAAGCTGTTTGGCGTCTGTCGTTATTTAGGCTTACCATGTTGCTAATTAGCTCTGGATATCCTGGTGCTGCAATTACATTAAATATTCTTGCATCTTCACGAAGCTCTGTGCTTGCATCCAGTGCTGATTTCATTTGTGTTGTAACAATATTACGAACTGCTTTACGTCCAAATGCAGTTCCACTTGATGTAACCCACGCATCTGTTTCTGTTGGCAGTGTTGGATATAAACTTGTGTCACTAAAGTTAGTGCGTGAGAAGTAATCGCTTCTAAATTGTCTTACACCATATGTACTACGACGTGTGTTAAACAGTAGCATACCACGTGGATAAATTGTTGGATCTGGACGATCAATATCTAAGTAATCACTTGTTAACAGTGTCTTAGTTGTAGGAATAGTACCAGTTACAACATCTGTTGTCGCGTCACCCATAAAACGTGCATCACCAAACAGTATTCCGTTTTCTGTGGTTTGGTCTGTCTTATCAATAGCAACCCAACGTGCTTCGCCGTCAACTGTTTGACGTCTATATAGTGATGGATAGTTCTCTAAATCACTTGTATCAATCCACAAATCACCGTTAACTAATGCAGTGCTATCACTTTGAAGTGTTGGCGCTGTTGTGCTAAAGATAACACCATCTGGACTTGTATCTGCTAGTGCAAAGCCACGAGTATCAGTTATGTTATGATAACCTTGCCAAATTGTTCCGTTGTGAATCATAATGTCTGCTTCAAATGCAGTACTGTACCAGTATGTAAGATCAGTTGGATTTGCACTTGGTGCGCTTGTACTTGCAGTATATGTGTCTGCAATCCAGTTACTTAAAATAAGATCACTGCTATTACCTGCTCTAACCTGCTTTGTTGTAATGCTTGTTGAAATTCCTGCAGTTGCTAGTGGTGTACCTGATGTATCTTTCAACACAATTACACCGCCTAGTGCATGCTTAATTTTTATAGCACCTGTGCTTAGTATTTCAGCACTAACGTTTGCTACGTTTGCACCATTAATATCACTTGCTAGTGTTGTAAGTGTTGTGCTACTAAGTGTCACTGTAACAGCAGTTGTTAATGTTACACTGTTTGCTGCACTTGCCTGAATAGTAAACGTGTTATTTTGGGTAAGTGATGCTGTCGTATTAGTACCCGTTACTTCTAATGCACCTGTCTCATAACGTTTGAATAATTTGTATGTAACTGTATCATCTTCACTTACGTCATACTGTACATAAAAACTACCAGCTGGAATAGCACTGCCGCCTGATATGTCATAGTTCTTAAGTGCAGTTTGATCGTTTGTATATGCAGGCGCACTGCCTGAAACAAATGCTGCAGTTGCAGTGTCAAATGTGCTAACGTCTGCTAAGAATCCACTGTTACTTGCAGTTGTTTTCACCCATATACTTCCTGCTGGACGAGGTGTTGTGTCTGTTGACTTAAATGCTGGAACAGTGTAATGTGGATCTTGTGCAATAAGAGGTCTTGCATATGTGCCTGCTGTTAGTCCACCTACAGTAAGAATTGTACCTGAATTATTAGCAAGAATAATTTTACCATCTGCCGCACTTCCGTTTGATTCTGCAAGACTAGTTGCATAAATTTCTATCTTGCCGTCAACTGCGGCTGCAGTAACACCATCAATACTTGCATTGTTAATACTAGTTGCAAGATTTGCTGCAGTTGTGCCACTTAGTGTAACTGTTGTTGTGTTAATAACAATACTGTGACCATTTACATAAGTTCCGTTTGCATTTGTGCCAGAAATTGTTGGATGTGAAATCTGCCAAGCAGTACTACCTACAAGTACCCAAGCATTACTACGATTTTTGTAGTATACAGGGTTACTAGTGTTTGTTGCAACCAATGCATAATCGCCGATTGCACCAATTGATGTTTTCGGTACACCGCTATCTAAATCTGTTGTAACTGTAATAACTGTTGGAACTTTATTAGTGAAAACACCTGTGCTTTGGTTCCATTCAAAAATACCCCAGCGTGTGTCTGTGCTCATGTCCCACCAAACTGTGCCGTTTGTAGGATTACCTAGTGGACGACTTGTGTTGCCTTCTAGTGCTGCTAGATCCACATCTGCACGAATGACATATGCTCTGTTGCTTACACCAAGTAAACTGTATGCAGCTAACAAGCCATATTCATTAAGATCGTAACCGTTAATTGGTGTACCGCTTGATGTATTATAAAATAGTGGATTACCGAAAGTACTTGTTAGTTCTCTCTGGCTTCCAATTAAAAATGTGCTACCAGCATTTGCTGCGGTTGTTCCTGCCGCTACGCCTGTGCCAGTGCCACTTGTCTTATCTTGTGCAGTTGCAACAACAATCGCTGCTACTGTTCCTGCTGCTGATGGTGCATAGTTACTTTCGTCAATGACTGTAACTTCTACGCCTGGTGATATTAGTGCCATGTTTTCTTCCTTCTTGTACAGGTGTTTGTAATTCGTTATAACTATTTATAAGAACACCCGTAAAAACACCTTATTTGACAAATCCCTTTAAAGGTCCGTGTTAAATACACTATGAGACCTATTTGTGAGACATGTGGACAGCGTCCTCGAGCAATAAACTACCGCAAGGCTGATAAAGTTTTTTATAGAAAGAAGTGTGAACAGTGCTTAAAATTACACAAGCCTGTTAAACCGTTATGGGTAGATAGTGGATATAAAATCAAACGCTACTGTGAGGCTTGTGGATTTAAACCTATACTCAGAGCACAAGTTACTGTGTTTTATATTGATGGCAATCTTAAAAATGTAAGTAATCGTAATCTAAAAACAGTTTGTTTAAACTGCAACGCAGAACTTATTAGTACGGGATGGCGCCGAGGTGATCTAACACCTGATATCTAAGTTCGCTGATTGATGCATTATTTTCTATAATCTCATGGAACTGATCATCGGTATCAATCCACTTCCATTCACTGGTATGAATGTCCTCGTCAGCCATAAAGTTGCTACCAGTAGCATTGTCTAATGTTGCTTTAGCCCACCAATCAGGCTTCTCTCCTCGCTTTATCATCCATACTTCTCCGTCTATTTCACGGATCATATCTTGTTCATTGCGAAAACGTACATCAGATATAACATAGTTACCTGGATTGTCTAGCATTTGTTTTTTTAAGGTGCTTACCCAGATTCCTTCATCAAAGCCATTACGCATGCAATCAGTACCAAATAACTGAAGCACCAAACGAGGAGTGATTTCCATTTTCGTTTCATTACTCCAAAAGTCGTCTCGCTGCTCACGCCACTGTCTTGATTCATCTGTATCTCCTTCAAGCATTGCTCTATCCCAGCCAAAGATTGTGCTTACGCCATCTTTGAGCTTGTCAGCAAAACTTACTTTTTCGAATCCTTGTTCTACGAGAATGTCTGCAACAGTGTCTTTGCCGGCACTAATGAGTCCACATAATCCTATTATCATATCAATTGCTTTCTTATCTTACTATAAGGAACCTGTTGTTTTACTAAATCACAAATTTTTTCAATGTTAAAATTGCTTTTGTTAATAATGTAATTATTTTTTTCTCGCCAGCGATTGTAAATTTCTCTATCAAAATCATATCCTACTATATTAGTATATTGTAAATCTATCCATTTGTCTAGTAAAATTTTATTTTTTGATTTATATTCTGCACAGTTATGCTTATAGTGAGAAAATGCAATTTGATATATCATATAATTATCTGCTTCATTTTTATCTTTTTGTTCTAGCATCTTATAAAATTTATTAGACTCTCTTAACGTTTTTGACGTTACATCATAAGTTTTATTAAAATTTGCAAGAGTTGTAAAACTTAAAAGCCTGTTTGTGCTTACAATGTCCACTATGTAATCGTTGTACTTGTCTAGGAATGGATGATAACAATGATTTTTTATAATATGAGTTTGCCTGTCATTTATAACTTGTTCAATTTTTTCTTCTAAATCATCAAAATTGTGTAGTGGGATTGATAATGCCAACGAAGATAGCGCATGTTTTTTATTATTCTTTACCAAAGTACGACCATTATCTAGTAAATAATTAGGAATAATATTAGAAATTAGATTTGGATTAGCAGATAATATTGAAGAAACTATCGTTTCTCCAGCATATCCACCTTTCCAGCGGAAAATTTTAAGCATTAATTTACCCTATAATGAAAGAGAGTGGATCACTACCATCAACATAATTGCGTAGTTCTTCATCGAGTTTGTCTATTTCAACTTGCGCTTCTGCTTTTAATGCATCACCGTTTAGACTTGTACCGCCTTGTGGTCCTGCAATTGTGCTAAACTTTGAACGTGCTTCGCCTAGTGTGTACTTTGCTAATGCTAGTGCGTAATCTTGCACCCAAGGACCTGCATGCCTATCCTGTAATAGTCTTGCTTCTGGACGTAGGTTGTAAGTCCATAATACAATTTGTTCACCGCTATTAGTAAACTTTCGTAACACTGTAATTACTTTAGTAACAGGATTAAATTCAAAGTTTACAAATCCACCAAACAGTCTTGCACTCATTTCCTGATACTGATAGTACATTTCATATGTTGCCATGCCACCAATACGTCCACTTTGTAACAAGTAGGTATTTTGAAAAGCAGCTTCAAAAGGTTCAAATTGTGTTCCAGTATCACTACTGCCGCTACCAACACTGCGTCTGTACACTTGTCGCACTTCTTCAATTTCATCTGGAAGTGTATATTCTTGTTGTTCTTTTACAACACTTAGGAACACATATGAACTCTCATAGGCATTTTGGCTGCGCTGACGAAAACGTTTTACTGCTTTATCAATACTATTGTCATAATGTTCCGGATCAAGTTCAACATCTACCATGCCGTCGCCTAAGCGATAGCGAATATAGTCTACTGTGTCTGCTCTTAATGATGCTAGTGTTGCCATAGTGTATCCTTGTTCTTATACACTATTTATTACTTTACTGCCTTAAGGATAACAGTGTCAGAATTTAAGCGTCCGTTCATTTTAGTTTCTACACCTTTAATATTATCCAAAAACTTTCGTAATTGTACCTTACCACTCTTGTTAAAGTCTGCTAGT